ATGGATAATAACCTTAAGATAGATATCTCAAAAAAAAATTCATTTACCGAACCGTCAATCACGCAAGTAACAGTAAAGGTTGACAAGGTTGACAAAACACTTTTCAAGTTTGAATTAAAAAAGAACGGCGATGTTTTAATGTATTGCAAGCATGCTCAGTTTTATAGGGATTCAGGTGGGGCGTCGAATAATGAGAATGAAATAAAACAACAAAGATATTCATTTCATAAAAGTTTAGACAGCAAGGAGAATATTAACTTCATAAAACAAACGCTTGACATACCCACGACTGGAATAATAAATACTCACATTGTCACTCCGGCAATAAAAAATAACTCAGGATTTATTCATATCTTTAGTAGAAGAGCACCAGACCTCTCACTTGAAAAGTACAATGCCAAAAATAAAGGGAAATTTAGAAGATTAAGTATCGGTGAGTTTGACTGTACATGTTCGACGATTTTTTACTCCCTCTTTATTGCTTCATCAAGTACACAAACACCAGAAAATAATACAAAAAAGAATGCTTTGATATTTACAATAGGGGATTTTAAGTTTATTCTGAACTGGGCTTACTTACCTTTACCAGCACATTCATCAGGAAATCTAATTCATAGCACAACAATAAAGGACGATACAGACATCATTATTGGCCAGACTGAAGGAGTTGATTATCACGGAGCAATAGGGCAAAGCATGCTTTATTTTAAGATGCTTATAGCCGAATACAACGACACTCTTCATGTTGCCGAAAGATTCCCTGTAAGTTTTGTTCTTGAGTTATTTAAACTTACCGGTTTTTTAGATGGAGGTTCTATTTCAAGCCCAAGCAGAACGAAACTAATAAAAAAGATGAAGAGAAATGGCACTATCGAAAAATATCCTTTCATTGCCACAGGAATTGTTAAAAAAGCAACAAATCATTAATGAGAGGGGGTATTATGTACAATTATATAATACCCCCACAAACTATTATGTGATGACCTTGAAAGAGATAGCTTTCCCTTTCTTCAATCTAAAACAATGAAGGCCTGAATGGAACTGATGAAAGTCTGTTAATTAGAAAATAATTTACCCCCCATACACCCATGAAATAAAAAACTCTTGACTAAAAATGATAAAACAGACCTTCCGCCCATCAAAAAAACGGAAACATATTTTAACTTATTGGTATCTGACCCGATAACATGTTTTTCAACGTCGAATACATACTATTTTTTTCCGTAGCAGAGAGAGTTACTCCCGTCCATACCCCGAAGACCGATTCCTGAATTGGGGCATCTACGCCATTGCCTGCCACAACATTATTCCCAGCCCCCACCAGAATGTTTGATGAAGGGACTGCTCGCGCTGTAGCAGCCGTCGCAGTGCCGCTAACCAGAGCGCCGTTGTGGAAGGCGTGAGCCTGAACAGACGTTGCAGTAAAATCACCAAAGTAGAGATGAAATTTCGAGATGTCCAGGCTGGTACCGTCAATAGTGGATTGCGCGGTTCCTGTTGCGGTACTACCAATAGCCCGCAAACTGTAATCAACCGGGCTGATTAGCAGCGTATCACCCTGTGGTACTGGTGGAGTTCCTCCGCCGCCATGATAGGAACCAATTCCCAGCGCGCGCTTTGTGCCGCTCAGCACAGGTTTTGCGAGCACCATAATGGTTTTGGTTATATTGTCAGGGATTCCGGTGTCATACCCTACGTTCAGGGCATTTAATGTCTGGTATCCGGTAGCCAGAACCGGACTACCAATTTGCGTCGGGGAATTCCCTGCCAGCATAGTCACACCGTCAGCGCCCAGCAAACCAATGGTGGCATGCAGTGGCTGTGGATAAAGACTACCGATAATATTTGCCGGGTCCCAAGATGAACCATCTACAACGAATCCTAATTTTCCAGCCATGATAGCCCCTTAATTCAGTATGATTTCTTCAACGATGGCGTAGTTATCCATGCGATACGCAATGCCATTCGGATCGTATTTAATGGTGTCGCCCTGACTATCGCGCAGGCAGCAACGCGGGCCGTTTGTCCTGCTCGGGAGTGTCCCGGTAGTGCCGCCAGTAAAGCCCAGGCGGATTTTTGAGCCTGCGGGAATGCCTCCGGATGCACGGACTCGCAGGCGGTTGAGGTGTACCGAAACCTCTGTCAGCGTCAGCGCGTTGCCAGATGGGTCTACGGCAGATACGCCATAATTCCCCGGATCGGTAACAAGGCTGGTATCCAGCACCAGTTTGCCAACCGGTTCATACCAGATATTTGCTATGCCCCCCTGAAGAGAAACGTCCTTTGACCAGAGCGGCTCGAATTTCTGCCCTGTGAGCATTTCCTGCTCGATAGCGAGACCAAATCGATACCCACAGATTTTCGAGTCAAACCCCAGCATGTGTGCCGTATCGTAGTAGTCGTACATGTACATGGGCTGTACCAGCCTGACGTCATCGCGCGTGCGGGCCAGTTTCAGGAGTGCGAGGGGAATTGTTGGATAGTCGGTGTTCGGTGTGCGGTTTTTCCAACTGTTGAACTGATAGATGAACCACGGCAGAGACTCTGTTTTCCCTGTCACGTCACTGGCAAAGCCATTGACAGCCGCAATCATTTTGTCAAAGCTGTCGAGATAGACTTCCTCCGTTGTCCCTGCGGTCTGGTCACTTTCATTCCCCATATAAATCATTGCATGCGGTGAGTAGGTGAGACCCAGCTCATTGGCTCGCGCTTTACCATATGTCATGTCATCGATAATGCGCTGCATATATGGGCCAGGATTCTGGCGCAGTTGGGCTATGGTTTTACTTCCCTGTGCCGGGACAGAGCCAAGAATTTTTACGTCACCTGACGCATACCCCTCGGCTTCAGCAGACAGCCGGTCAAATATCGCAGTAATAGCCCCGCCCATAGGCGTCTCATAGCCAATGCCATCACCGGTATCCTTCATGGTTTCTATATATGGCAAAAGACTGGCGTGGTTTTCAGCGGACGTTCCAGAACCATCTTGCGCCCTAGCGCCACCATTAAAACGATAAGCATTGAGAATGGCGGTAATGGTTTGAAGCGGCATTGAGTTGATACCAGCCATTAGAGACTGTCCGAAGCCAATGATATGGTTTACATCGGTCAGGTATTTAACTATCGGCTTTTTAGTCTGCCCAAGAGACGGAGAAATAATCTCGTCAGCAGTGATTTTCCTGGTTACAACCTCACCGGCCAGCGTACGGCCTTGCGAGTCAACGCCTAACGGGGATTGCGCATAAGAGTCAAGAACTCCCCAAACAAAACCAGGAGGCAAGCGTGAGGATGTTTTGGCGCCCCCGTTAAATGAAACGTCATTAACAAATGCGCCGACGATAGCGTTGATGGCCTCAAGTTTACCTACAGCAACAGTCCCGTCCTTTTTTATACCAGCCACTGCCTGCATCAAGTCGCTCAGGAATGCGAAAACAAACCCAGGTGGTAACTGCGCGGAGGTCGTGGCGCCTCCAGCAAAATTAATTTTCCCAGCGGTTAGTTCGCTAATATCAGCAGAAGTCAGTTCAGCTATTGCAGCTTTTAACTTCCCAAAATTCCAGCCGCCATCACTCTCAATACCACCATTATATTGACCGAGTTTATTCAGGAATAATAAATCCCAGCCATCAGGCAGCCCGGTAGTCCTGAACATAGAGTTAAATATGGTCATAAACTGCAGCCATCGTTCATCTACACTATTTTGGGACGGCATCTGACGACCGGTAGCCTCAAGCGTACCGGCATTGTTGATGTACTCGTCAGCCAGAGAGCTGCCTTCTGCGCTGCGGACATAGGTTGCCGAACCTACAGGGATGTTCGCAATGTCTGCCTGCGCATCGGCCAGCGTCATATACTGCCGACTTAGAGGGATCAGATTCTGGCGAGCCTCATCTACTGCCTTATCGGCCTCTGCCTTAATTCCGTCGACGGTATAGTGCTCACCCCCAAGGCGATCCGTGTAGGTTAAATCAGTGCTGGTTACGACCTTATCCAGCATTCCACCTGCATAAACGTGATCCCGAATATCATCACTCGGTACCGTCTTTTGCGTTGGCGTTGGTAATTCTGCCATGTACTTGTCGCCCTATATAAAAGGCGCACGAATCCATCAGAGATTAATCCGATGGTGTGCGCGAAGGTTGGTTATTACTACTGTGCGTTACGGGTAAATCGAGTCTGAATATTCAGTGAGGGTTAGTGTCTGGGTGTCGTCGCCATTGGGTTTGGCTGTTTCGACGCGCCAGATGGTTGAGTTAAGCTCTGTGCTGGTTGCTATGAAATATCTGCTGGCGTTCTGCACCGTCGTCCGGTCATAAATGTTCAGGTCGAAAGCATCAGCTGTCGCCTGAAACGCTTTAGGCTTTCCGGTTACGGGGTATGCGCGCCAACGCCCGCGGTAATTGCCGAGGCTATCCGTCATCACCACCCACATATCGCCGAAAGAGAAATCAATACGCTCAGACGTGCTGAAAACATCGCCATTACGCGCAGTGATATAGCCGTTCTGCTGCCTGTTGTCGTACATATCAGGGCATTGCACAACTGCGCCGCGGATAACCTGCGTCGATTCCAGGACCTTCACTGTCATACCCAGGCGAGAGTAAAGAATGCGTCGAGCCTCAAGCCACGCCCTGTCCTCCGCCTGCGTTTTATTACGACAGCCGTCAAGACTGATTTGCAAAGCGTTGATGGTCGCGTCATCGACTTCAGTTATCCCGCTCTGGTCAATCTGCAGATAGATGTACGATTTTTTATTGGTGAGCGGGTCGACGTAATCCAGCGTGACGCCGTCATAGCCACCAGGTAACGACATCTGCCACGTGACTTTATACTCATCCCAGAACATGTTTGAGCGCGCGAAAACCGCATCCGGATTAACCACCTTCTCGTCACGCCAGAACGTCAACACATCACCGATGTTATTCCCGTCTACGCGGGCCACATTGCAGATTGTTTTGATGCGCTCGCCGAGAGACAACTTTTCGTCTGAGAAGGTGTAATCGAAGTAAGCGAGCTCGGGGACAGTTATCGAATCGGCGATCGTGTACAGCGTAGCGACATCAATACTTGAAACATCCTGCTTGCCGATGACGATCCACTCGTGCAGTGCAGCGTCAGCGAATGAACGACTCGGGCGCAGCGTATAATCAATCTGGCCAGTCGCCCGGTCATAACTGATTGTATGACGCTGTGCGAGCATGTTGTATTTCTGCTCGCGATTGCTGTTGCTGTTATTGCTCCCCTTGATGGTCACTCTGGCGATCGTGTCTTCCGGGTAGACAACGTTAGTACGAGTATTGACCGCGTGAATCGCCATCAGAGTCACGACGTTGCCGTCGTTGCTGTTATCCAGACGCTCAATTGTCACCGCATAACGTCCGGCGCCGGCGGCCGGGGTGTATTTGTGCGAGGTACGGAAATACCGCGTGGTAACCTGAAAATCGTTGTCGAAGAAGTAATCATACTGCTCCGCGGTTCCGGGAATCTGGTTGTTGCTGTCGTCAACTTTCCAGAACTTGATCCGATAACGTGATGTACCCGCCGTTGCGCCGAGCTGCACCATTACGTGCACCCACACCTGAGATGACTCAAGCGGCGACACTGACGGGCCAATCACTAGCGGCGTCTGGTCGTTCAGAGTGAACAGCGTCAGGTTGATGGTTGCGTCCGCCGGCAGCGTGGTGATTTCCCCGGTCATATCTCCCAGATAGAAAGTGGTATACGACAGGGTGTCTTCACCGATGAAGCTTTCCGAATAAACAATATTGCCGCTGCCGGTCACGTTACGGGTTACCGGGCTGCCGCCGGCGTTCCAGGTCGCATTAATCACGAACGTCACCGGGTGCGGGACGGCCAGCGCTGCGAAGTACGCGAAGTTGTCATCGTTCGAGAGAACCGTTGCCTTGAGCTGGTTGCTCTCTATCACCATCGCCGTCGGCGCTGTCGTCGTCGCGGTCTGGGCCGGGAAATCCTCGCTTTCGTTCAGGCCAGGAACCTCTTCATTATCGATGTCGTCAAACTGGTACCCGACATCGATAGTCCCGATCGTCACGCCCGGGTCAAATGTCTGGTAGCTGGCGCCGGCCAGGCTGCCGAGGTTCGATTCTGAGTAACGCACAGAGGAAATCGTGTATTTCCCGTATCCGACCTCAAACCACTCGGTGATGTATTTGTTGTTGTCGATAAACTCAAACAGCGCCTGCTGAATCAGGTCAGGAAAGACCCGGCACTGGCCGTAAATATTCGGGCGCCCACGGTAAAGCCTCGCCCGGTTAGTCTGCCCTGTAGCATCGTTATTCGGTGATTCGCCGGTTGAAATAGAAGGCGAAGACGCCGTCTGTTGCCCGGTTATTCCCGCCAGCACCTTCTTGGTGAATCGGATCGGGTTAAGGTGCTCTATCGGATTCAGCAGCGTTTTTATCAGGCCGCCGCCCTCTGGCTGGTCAAATACCGCAACGACGTCGCCAGCGCGCAGCGGATATGACAAGTCGAAATCATCATCCAGAGCGCGTCCGTTAAGCCGAACCAGCACGTTATTGTGCAGCTTCAGCTTTTCGAGCAAGGCGATCAGCTGAGTACCAGGCTCTTCCGTTCCGCGTTGCTTAGGTGCGCCCGGCAGGCGCTGGAGCTCATATCGAACCATGCACCAGATACTCCACTTTGTTATAGATTTTCTGAAGAATGACGGCGCTGTCCGTGCGCACAAAGCCGAATTCACCGCGGGAGTGCAGACACTTAGACGGGTTGAGCATCACACCTACGTGAGCTGGCTGATTGCCGTAATAGAACACCGCCAGGCAGCCGGAAACCGGTACAGGAACCCGGCGCCAGTGTCCGAGCTCTTCTTCGTAGCAGGTGATGAAATCTGATCCAGACTCGTAGCCGGCGACGTGGTGGAGCTCCAGCCCCAGAACATGCCGGTAATACAAAACCACGAGTCCCCAGCAATCCAGCTCGTCGAAAGTACAGGCGCGGTTAGCCCAGGGCTTGCCGTTAACAAGCCCGATAAAATCGCTCTGAGTCATAGATTAATCAGCCCGGGATAGTCTTTCGTGGTGTAAATGATGGGGTTGGCCAGTGTCAGCGGGTTGGTCTTGCCTGAGTTCACAGTGACATTGCTGCCGTCGGCTCCGACGTCTTTCACAAACAGTGACCAGGTCTTCATCGGCTCAGAGTCACCGATTGCATTCCACTGCTGGTATTTGCAGGTTATCGGCGTCATACGCCTGACCCCCTTCCAGCTTTTCAGCGTGTTTCTGACATCTTCCGCCCCCTGCAGGAAAGTAATCGCCATCGAAATGATCGCCGATCCGTCCTGCGTTGGCTCTACGATGCTGAAAGCTGCCGGCTGATACTGGTTGCCTCCGAAAGTCGCCTCGCGAAACAGCTTATTCACGACCCGGTAATAACCGAAGGCCGGGTGATAAAACTCGATGGTCTGTTTGATGTCGCTGGCCGGGCGGCGCTCTTTCCATTCTCTCAACGTCGGCATTAGTCAGCCCTCGGCATAACAGCGGTAACCAGGTAATCAAGCCAGTAACCGTAGTTCTCTGGCGCATCAACTATCCAGTCGTCGTAGTCTTCGGTGATATCCTCGATACCGTTACAGATGACGCTGGCAGTCCACGTTACGATATTGCCGTTCTTGCTGGTCTGTACCGGCATGCTGATGAAATGCAGCGTCTGCAGCTGCACACCTTGCGTGTCCCCGAGGTCGATCGACATCTGAAACCAGTTACGACCGCGGTCACAATACGTCGGAGAACGCAGCCAGGACTTAAACCGCTCCGCCTGCTGCAGCGTGAATTTCCACTGTAGCGACCAGGTCGATTTCAGGTCAGTAGTTAGCGGCGTGAAGATAACGGGCCCGACTGCCGGCGTCGTCGTCTGCCAGGCCGTGTCCTGCGTCATGTTCTGATCTGCGCGCTGAGGAAGCGGCAGCATATCCGGGTATGGAACTGTTGCCACGTTTCCTCCGGGCAATAAAAAACCCGCCGGAGCGGGTTGGTTTAGTAGTCGCCTATTGCCTGCCGGCGGAGGCCGTATGTCGATTCCATGCCTGAAGCCATCGGGCCAGCGCTATCCAGGTCTCTGAGGAATGCATCAACCGTGAGGACATTCCCTTGTTGCATCGCCTGAGCCTCAAAAGAGTGCTGTCCGCCGCTGGTCTGGTCATAGAACTGGACATTGACCGAGATGGATTTCGACGATTGCGAATCAGATGAACCACTACCGCCGCTGGTCTGGCTTAGGTATTCGCTTCCTGTCGATGCCTTTTTGATGCTCGGAGAACCAGTAACGTCTTTATTGCTAAACACGCGACCGCTATCACCAGGTATCATGAACAGACCCTTACTGGTCTGCATAAACTCCGGTAGGTTATCTTCGCCGACAGGATAGACATTCCCCGCGGTTACAGAGCCACCATTTTTCCTTCCGCCAGCAAGCGTCTTAGACAGCGCGAACGCACCTACCAGCGCAGCACCACCGATGATAGCTGCAGCACCAAACGACCCCACAGAAGCAACCAGCGCAGCAGGAAGCCAGGCAGCCATTGTTGTACCAGCCGATGCTGTGCTCGCAGCGGTCGTAGTTGCCAAAGAGCTGACCTGCGCCGCTGTCGTAGTAGCGATTGCGGCATTCTGAGCAGTTGCACCCATAATTGCTGATTTGGCCTGCTGCATCCCCATCTGTACGAACGTGTTGATGACGTCATTCAGAATGGTATTGCCGATTGAGCGGAGTGCGTCGTTAGCCGACATGCTGCCGGTTATCACGCCCGTTAATGCATTGGATGCCTGACTACCAAATGCATCGACCGCAGCACCCAGAGCCTCATAGCCAACGCTCTGCTGAGTGAACAGCGCCCACTGAGCAGCAACTCTCTG